CCTATGATCGAAGGATCAACCTTGGCGATCTCAATAATCGTCTCAATGGTCTCCTGTTGTTTGTTCCTGAAACTTGGGCCGGCGCGACAGGTAATACTGTATTGACCCTTTGTGAGATCGTTCAGCGTGACAGGTTCGCCGGTTTGATTATCAATCACAGTGTCATTCAGCGTGATCATCTCTGCCGTGCTGTCTTCGTAGAGAAGCCGCACAGTCCTGCGAGTGTCATAGACTTTCGGGATTGTTTTAACCAGTAGATCACCAGTGGCAGCGATAGCTGTTTCCAATGCCCTAAAGTATTTCACCGTGCCGTTGTCGCCCTTACTCTGTAGCCTCTCAATAGCCACACCAGACTGAAGACCGGGATTGTCCCCCATGTTTGCAGCGAACATGCCAGCGGTCTGACCGATCAACTGTCTCATTGATTCGGAGATCGTCCTGAGACCTGGGTTTACCATTGCACCACCGTTCTGCTGTGGTGGGCCGGGATTCTCTGGGTCAACATTAAAGAACTGTACCGGGTCGCTGTTGGTGTTCAGTGTAGACAGCGTGTCCTCATGCCCAGCGCCCTGAGTTAGGGTCATCCAATACTTGGCCCTTGGTGCTAGTGCGCCTTCCTCAATCTCACGCGACATCGAATAGTTCAGAACCCTTTGAGGATCCAGTAGCTTCTCGACCACACCCCAGTAGATTGTCTTGTTCTCGGTTATCTTAAAATTACCGTAAACAGGGATAACAGGAACACGGTCAAAGATGGTTTCTTCCTCATCCTCTAGCCAGTCCGTTGCATCGTAGAAGTGAGAACAGACTACATTCTTGTATGCCGTCCTGCGTCTAACCTCAGTAAGACCAACAGCAGCGAGTTCGTCTACCACCTTCTCAAAATCGTCGGTGGCTTCATACACAGCACCGTTGGACATCAGCACCAGTTCCATCGGCTTGCGCTTCACATAGAACAACTGACCGACAACAATGACCTCGGCCTTGTCGTAATAAGCATCGCCCTCGCGGTCATCAGATACTGACGCTTCCGAGCCTTCAGGCCAGCGTGAAGCGTACTCAGCTTTGCTCACCGGATGCAGCAGAAAGGCATACTGTGCGTCTGACTTGTCTTGACGATACGATGCAGGATCAAACCACACACGATCTATGAAGTTGGGAACCGGCTCAATCACCAAATCTTGATCGAATGATTCCTCATCGGCGTATTTATGCGAGACCATCCAACCATCATACCCAGCAGTTGCCATTCCCCTGCCAGCGTTGATGTAAATCTCTTTCGCTCGGCTCATCGACTCAATGTTGCGAATCAGACCATCCATCACCATTGCTGTCTCTTTGGATGCAGGCCCAGACTGTGGTGATACCTTGATGTCAAAGTCGCTCTGTTCAATCTCAGCAGTCACCTGATCAACAATCGGGTTCACCATGTCAAACGTATACCTGGGCTTACCGGCGTTGTTGTTCCACCAGTACGGCTCCCACTGACCGTCGCGCTTATCAACGAAAAGATGAGCCTCACGGGCCTTCTCGCGGTTGTCGTGGTCTGCCTGTTGCGCAGCGGTCATCAGATTGATGACGGTCTGGTGACTGTCGTAGTCAGTGTAGTATTCCTCTGACTCAGCCTTGTCCTGCTTGGTTTCGTTGCCAGGTTCTTCTGTCAAATACTCAGCCATTAGGCCCACCCTTTGAATTTTATCTGCTTGACCTGCACTTTCTCGCCCTTCTTGCTTTGAGCAAACTGCCTGAAAGCGTCAGCGCCCTCTGAATGCTCGTCGTGCAATGGCATATCCATGAACCTGCCGTTCGTTGCGCTCCACCGCTTGCGGTATCTATCGAGGTGAATGATACCGGCCTTGCAGGCTGTCTCGTCGAACCAGACCGTAGCGAACGAATCGCGGGTCACTTGTATTCCGTGATTGATCTCATCGACCCTCGGCACCAGCTCGATGTTCTTCAGCCCCAGCCTGTCCAGCATCTGCTGCGGAGACACGTTGGCAAGCTGCCCTTGTCGCACATGACCGGCATCGTGCGGGAGATAGTGTACACCCCAGACGTAGCCCAGCTTCTGCATCTCGCTAACATAGTGCGCGTAAGGCTCGCCCCAGCCTTCGATGAATCCAATGAAGTTATCGTTCTGCCCTACCCTCTGATGCAGCCAGATAGCGGTGCCATCAGAGGAGCCAATGTCCCAATAGGTATTCACCGGATAGCCTGGCCGGTGCGGTAGTGTGGTTATTCTGCCTTGCTTTCGAACGGCTGTCATCTGCGCTGAGTAGTAGCAGCCCTCGGTTGACTGCTGGAACGCCTCATCTGGAGTGCTCGGATACTCCTGCCACATCCTTTCCTCTTGTCCGCTGAAGTCTGAATCGCGGGTTGAGCACCACCAGGCGCGTTGCTCCTGGCTGAGTGTACAGCCCTGATCCTGCTCAATCTTGTCAAAGTATTCGTTATCAGTTGCGGTAATCACCACGCCAGCGCAGGGCATCTTGTATCGAGGCTCGACCCACCACGGGAAGAAGTTAAATTTAAACTCCTTGTGCGTAAGTGTATTGCCGCTCTGCGCCTTTTGCATGGACAGGCGGCACATATCATAGAACGCGCCCTCCTGACCCTCTGCGGTTGACTCAATGAAGATGACGCCGTTGCTAGTCACTGAAGGGATTGAGCCGGTAATGACCTCATTCGCTCGGTCTGGGAACTTCGCGCATATCTTGCCAAACTCAGAAACGTGTAGATATTGAAGCGTACCACCCCGTGCGCTGGTTGCAACCGAGATCGCGCTGTTGTTGTGGCTGAACAGGAGTTCTGTCTGGCTGTCCTTTGAAAGCGGCATGGACTGACGAAGCTTTGCTGGCAAGTTGTTGTAAGCGAACTGCACCTTGTCGCGGAATATGGTCTTCGCCACTCCCTCTGTCTGAGCAACGATTGAGGCTCGGACGTTATCGCGGAATAACACGCAGTCGAGGAAGTAGATAGCAATCAGAGTGGTGAAGCCTAGCTGCCTGGCCTTGAGGATAATATTGCGGTAGTGCATATCCTCCAGCAGCTTAATCTGTGAAGCGTTGGGAAGGAATGGCACTGCCAGGTCATCTTCGCCATCGTCACCCTTAATCATAATCTTGTAGAGACATCCGCTGGTGAGCCTCCACATCGGGTCTTGCAGCATAGCCTTGAGATCGTCAACAGTGGTCATTTTGGCCCTAGCGTTCTGCCCTTGATCTCGCCCAGTAGCAGGGCGATGGGGTTATCGGGGTCGCCGCCGATAGACAGGTGGTCGCTCTCCTTGAAACCCATCTGCGTCTTTGCCCAGAACATCGATCCGCGCAGGCAGTCGGCATATGTTGCGCCCTTACTCATGCCATCGCCTGTTGCTGCTTCAAACAGGAATCGGCGCACCTTGGTGTTGGCTTTGACCTTGGCACCGTCTAACTCGGCGCGGTAGTGCTTTCGCAGCGTCTTGGCATCTATGCCGACATAAATGCTGATCTCCTCCTGCGGCACCCCATAGGCGCACAGTGCAGATACCTCAGCGCGGGTCTTGTCGTCTGGGATGTGTTCAGGGGAGCCGGACATTGGTTAGCTCCCCAAATGTCTCGCCGGTAGCCTCAAGGGTTGCGGTCTTGCCGGTGAAGTCTTGCCAGCGTTTGATGATGACGTCGCAGTATTTTGGGTCGAGTTCCATCATGTAGCAATCGCGGTCTGTTTTCTCGCAGGCGATGGCAGTCGTTCCAGACCCACCAAACGGCTCAAAAACTACACCCGTATTCTTTGCCACGATGCCAATGCCTCGCTGCGGCAATTCTACCGGGAAGCAAGCTTTGTGGTTTTCAGCCTGCGCTCCCGTGTTGCTCACCTGCCAGAAATTGCTTGTGACCTCTTTCACTGAAACGGGCTGCTTGTTGGTCGAGAACACATAAATCGGCTCCCAATCGCGCATCAAGGAACCCTTGAACGGTATGGTGCTGCTCTTTTTCCAGCAAACCTGCTCCACAAGATACGGAAGCCGGTTGGATATTTGCTGAATGTATTCGAACCGCGACTTTGCGTTGTAGCTAACATTCCAAAAAATAAAGCCGTCCGTCACGGCAAAGCATATTTCAAGGACAGAAGCTGCGAAATCAACATATTCTTGCGATGGCAGCTTGTCGGAATATCCATCCGCGTAAAGCTTAACGCTTTTCTTCTTGTTGAAGATGTCGCCCTGACCGGCTTTTGCGTCTGCGTTGTATGGCGGCGAAGTAAAGACCATGTCAGCCTTCCGGCCATCCATCAGCCGCTCAACCGCATCAATGCTGGTACTATCCCCGCACATCAACCGATGCCGCCCCAGCAGCCACACATCGCCCTCTACGTTAACAGGCGTGACCGGCACATCAGGCATTGCGTCCTCGTCGGTAAGCCCCGGCGGTATTTCCTCAATCTGCAAAGCCTCAATCTCATCCAGCGAAAAGCCGGTCAGGTCTAGATCAAAACCCGCCTCGGTAAGCTCCGCAAACTCCACCCGCAGCATCTCATCATCCCAGCCAGCATTAAGCGCCAGCTTGTTGTCGGCAATGATATACGCCCTGCGCTGTGCGTCTGTGAGGTGCGATGCCTCGACCGCTGGCAGCTCTGTCATGCCCAGCTTCTTTGCCGCCATGACGCGCCCATGACCGGCAATGATGCCATTCTCGCCGTCGATTATGACGGGGTTCAGGAATCCAAATTCTTTGATGGATGCCGCGATCTGCGTGACCTGTTCTTCACTGTGGGTGCGGCTGTTCCTGGCATACGGAATGAGGTCAGCGACCAGCACAGTTTTTATAGACGGGAACTTGTTCACTCATACCTCGCTTTCTTCTCCCGCCTGGCTACATCCAGAGCAATCGCAATGGCCTGCTTCTGTGGCTTCCCAGACTTCATTTCTGTCTTGATGTTCTTGCTGACTGTCTTCTTACCGTAGCCTTTCTTGATTGGCATAAGTTGTTCCACGTGAAACTAACCATTACTGCTTAATTGTCTCGCCTTATTGTAACTTATTTGCTTGTGTATTATCCAGCTTTCGGCTTCCTTCAACATGGGCTTCATAATGTCGATCTCTAAAGACCTCGGCCATACCCCGAATTTTAACCGATATTGATG